CATGGTTATCATTTTTTGTTTGGCGTTGTTAGGCTCTTTTGCCTGGATTGTTATATCGGGGGTTTGAACCTATGAGGAGACCTACACGATCCCAGATGTTCATGGAGATAGCTCAAGTAGCAGCAAAGCGCTCTACCTGTATGCGTCTTAACGTAGGTGCTGTCGTCGTGCAAGATCGCCATATTGTCAGCATCGGCTACAACGGGGTGCCTGCAGGGGCGCCTCACTGTCTTGGCAACGATTGCCCAGGCAAACACCATTGCCATGAAACGATCCACGCTGAGGACAACGCACTGCGCCATCTACCCGGCGATATCGCTTGGCGTGATGATCCGTCTGCTCTTGATATGTATGTGACCGACAGTCCTTGCGCCACCTGCCTACAGAAAATCGGTGACACTGGTTTGTTCGGCAGGATATTCTTCGGCACTCCCTATCGTATCAATGACCACCTTGCTGACAACCCCTACAACATATCCGTCTACCGAGTAACGCCTGCCGGTTATGTTATGGACTGGGCTACGAAGGAGCTTGTTGAAGTTGAAACGTAGGACGCGAAAGCAGATCGAACGGATCGCTATTGTCACGGAGTCTCCGGACGACTGCGTTCGCACCTTCGATGCCATCGAACACATTATGGAGCCGCTCGAGCGCAAGTATGACGTGACCCGACTGTCTGTGCTCGACGGCGACCCTAGAAACGGCAAGGCTGCGACAAAGACAGAAATCAAACATGCTCGCGATGATGTGTTAGCATCACTCGAGGGTTACAAGTATGTGGTGATCGTGGGTAATACACCCCTACAGGTTGTCACTGGCAAAGCGGGTATCAGCAAGATGCGCGGTAAGCCGATCAAGCAAGACGGTCGTTTCTACCTGCCGATGAATAATCCCGGCATCTTGCGACACGACGAAAAACAGGCCGTGCTGTTTCAAGCAGACCTCAAATTCCTCGATGACATGATCGACTTCGGCGGCATACCGGAGGAGCAGGAGCTGAACTTTCGGATCGTATCATCGGACGATGACGTTGAGGACATGCTGGCTGACTTGCACGGCGCGGTGTCCTACGATATCGAAACGACACAGCTCTACCCGTGGCGCACTCAGGCATTCGATGACAAACTCGGTCAATGGATACCTGACCCTGAGCCGAAGATTGTAAGCGTCGGGTTTGGTACGAAGCGTAACCAATGGTGCATCCCGGTCAATCACCCACAGTCTCCTTGGTCGAAAGCCGAAGTCGAGGATATCATGGATCGCGTTAACAAACAGCGCGAAGATTTCTTTCTGATAACCCACAACGGTAAATTCGACCTACTGTGGACACGGGTTCACTTGGGCATCGAGTGGGAGAACGACTTTGACACAATGCTGGCTCACTTTCTGCTTGATGAGAATTCACGCCACGGCTTGAAGTACTTGGCACAGGTGTTTTGCGGTGCACCCGACTGGGAAATCGATCTGAAGGAAAAGAAAGGTATCGACGTCCCACTCAATCGACACTGCAAATACCTTGCCCATGATGTGTTCTATACGCGCAAGCTAAGGTATGTGTTCGGTCGGATGTTGAAAGAAGACCCGGAAGTCAAGCAAGTATTTGACAAGATCATGATGCCTTGTGCCAATCTGTTTGTCGAGATTGAGTATGACGGTGTCTTTATCGACATTGACCAATTTGAAGAAGCTGAGACAGTGTTGCGTCAGCAATACCAGGAGGCGCTCGATGAACTTAAGGAATGGGAACCCGATCACTACGTTAAAAAAGACGGAGAGGTTTACTATTTCAAAGATGCAAGACGTAAGAATGATCCTACCGAATTTAACTGGGGTTCTACTGATCAGCTCCGGTGGTTGCTGTTCGACTACCTGGGTATTAAGCCGCTTGATAAAACTGATAGTGGAAACTATTCAACGTCTGAGAGCGTCATTAAACGTCTTGATCATCCATGCACGGAAGCTCTTCTGCGTTTTCGCGCGGCTAAGCAGCAGCTATCTTTTTTCATTGACGGTTGGAAACCTTTTCTTCACAAACAAAAAAGAGGGTACTACCTTCATCCATCATTCAAACTACACGGAACGGTTACCGGCCGCCTTTCATGTGAGCACCCGAATTTGCAGCAAGTACCCCGCGATCCGCGCATTCGCTCCCTCGTATCGGCCGAAAAAGGCTGGACGCTCATTCAGTGTGACCTGTCTCAGGCCGAGCTGAGGATTGCTGCCGAACTCGCGGGTGAGCGGTCAATGATCCACGCATTCGTCAATGGTATTGACGTGCATTGGATGACAGCGCTTCGTGAGATCGAACGGGGCGGCGGGTTAAAGGATGAGGTGATTGGTACTGCATGTCAGATCGCTAAGAAAAACGACATGTCCTATGCTGACGCAATTAAAGTGTTGCTCGAGGCCGGACACAGCGCAGCTGAAGAAGTCAACAAGGTGTGGAAAGAGCATCGCAAAAAAGCCAAGGCGATTAACTTCGGTTATCTATATGGCATGTGGTGGAAGAAGTTCAAGGCATACGCCCGAGACAATTATGGCGTTACAGTTGATGATGAGCAGGCCGAAGCTTCGCGTGTCGCGTTCTTCGACAACTATGCTGATCTTGAGCCTTGGCACAAACGACAGAAGCGATATGCGAGGCGCCACGGCTACGTTAAGTCGCTGTCAGGTAGGAAACGACGTTTACCTGAGGCTAAGGCAGCTGAAGCGACGCCTGAGCGTAAAGCAGCTGAGCGTCAAGCGATCAACTCACCTGTGCAATCGTTCGCAAACGAGATCAACCTTATGGCCGCAATTCAACTGCGCAAAGAGTTTGGTCGTGACGTTGTGAAGATCTGTGGTACTGTTCACGATGCTGTCTTGTTCCGAGTCAGAAATGACATGGTAGAAATAGTCCATGATCGTATGCTTGAGATTATGCGTTGGCCCGAATTGATGGATGAGTTTGATATCAACATGACCGTGCCCATCGAAGCTGATGGTGACGTTGGTCCTTGGGGCAAAGGCATCGACTTGAACAAGTATCGTGAGGTTGCCAAACAGGAAGAATGCGAGGTGGTCGATTTGCTGAATGAACACACTGCTATGGAGGTTAACGATATGTGGCGCGAATGGAAGGAAGCGGCATGACATTTAGAGTTTCACAGTCGAAGGTCAAAGTGTGGCGCCGGTGTCACCGCGCCTATGATTTCAAGTATGTCCAAGATCTTCGTAAGAAGCGAAAGTCTCGACCACTCCAATTTGGTACAATGGTTCACGAAGCCTTAGAAAGACACTGTAATGGTGATGACCCACAGGAGTATTTTGAGGAGCTTCGTCAAGACGTAAAAGCTATGAAACTCTTTGCCCGGGAGCGTGAAGAGTATGGCGATATTCTTGAAGATTGTGAGGACATCATTACCGACTACGTAGAGTACTGGAACGGGGATGAAGATGTTCGGTATGTTAGAAAGAAGGGTCGAGGTGCTGAACATGGTTTTGAGATTGAATTGTTTCGTGATGTTATCTGGAATGGCAAGATTGATAACCTCGCAGTGTTCAACAAACTACGTTGGTTAGGGGAACACAAAACCTACACCCGTCGGCCAAACGATGACGACCGATGGCGCAACTTGCAAGGCGCGACATACATCCGCGCAAACGATATTCTAGGTTGGCAACCCCTCGATGGCCTCCTGTGGGATTATATCAAATCGAAGCCACCAGCAGTTCCTGGCATATTGAAAGATGGAACGCTCAGCACCAGAAAGATCGACACGTTGCCAGCTAAGGTGCATCGAGTGATTGACGAGCACGACGGCGATCCGGGCAACACGGAAGCAATACTGGCGATGGCTAAAAAGAATCGCAGCCAGTATTTCCACCGAGTCTATGCGCCAGTTAATCGCGCTGTGACTGATATGGTGTTCGAGGACTTTGAACACTCCGTCAGAGAAATGGTCGATAACCACGGTAAATGCTCAGACATGAACATTGACAAACACTGTTCTTGGTGCGATTATGAACCTCTTTGCCGCTCACTTCTCCAGGGACTAGACTTCGACTACGTGAAAGAAAGGGAATACACCCATGGCACGGACTACCAAAAAACGCCTGAAGACAAAATCCACAAAGCGACCGAGGAACAAGTCACAGCCTTCGTCGCCACTAAAGTTTCGTAAAGCCGGGAAAGGGGGTAAACCTCGATCCTGGTGTATCTATGGCCGATCAGGCTCGGGGAAAACTACATTAGCTGCCTCATTCCCGGGACCCGTCTTACTGGTCAACATCCGAGATGACGGAGATGACAGTGTCTCGGACGTCAAGAACCTGGACGTATATGACGTAGAGTCCTGTGACGATATCGAAGCGCTATATTGGAAACTTCACTCGGGCGAGTTGAAGTACAAGACGGTCATCATGGATACTGTCACAATGTGGCAACAGATGAAGATCGAAGAAATCGTTGGCGCTAAAGCTGAGAAGATGGGCAAGCAGCCTACCGACTGGGGTGTGATGAAAAAGCAGGAGTGGGGCGAAGTGTCCGGCTACCTGAAAACGTGGATCACGAACTATCGTGACCTCAACATGGAAGTGGTGTTTATTGCACAAGACCGGGCGTTCAACGTTCTGGATGATGATGATAACATTGGCGAGCTCGACCCTGAAGTGGGCCCGAGTCTGTCACCAGCAACCAAGGGGCACTTATGCGCAGCAGTCAGCGTGATCGGTCACACATTTGTTCGATCTCGCGAGGTCACGCGCAAAGTACGCAAGAAAGAAATTAAGAAGGAGGTAACAGAGTATTGTCTTCGACTGGGGCCTAGTGCCTCATATATAACGAAATTCAGGAAGCCGAAAGAGGTATCCCTACCTGACTTCCTGATCGACCCGAACTACGAGGAAATCCTCGAGACCATCAAAGGAGAATAATCGATGGCACGTAAGAAGAAAAAATCCGTAACAGTCTCATTCGACGGAGTGGGAAAAGGCTTTGCCGATGGCCAGGAGTACCTGGTGGCAATCAAAGAGATGACTCTCGAAGAGTCTGACTCCAGTCACTACTACTCAATGAAGCTCGAAGGAACAGGCGAGTTTGAAGGGTCCATCATGTACCACAATGCTTCGCTGGCTCCCACTGCTCTGTGGAAGACTCGGGATATCTTCGAGGCCTTCCTGGGTGAAGTGCCCGAAGGTGACTTCGATCCCAACGAGGTGATCGATGACTTCGTGGGTAAGAAGGCCATGTGTTCGACCTTTGCTGATACCTACAACGGCACCAAACGCATCAAGCCTGAGGATTTCTGGCCTGCGGAAGGTGAACTGGTAGAAGATGATGACGATGGTGAAGAGGTCGACCTGGATGAGATGTCTGATGCCGATATCAAGAAAATCGGTAAGGCCATGGGCATCAAGTCGAAACGAGCTCCCACCATCCGTCAGAAACTGGAAGACGCAGATGCTGATGAACTCCAGGGCGTG